GAGAGTGCCATCAGGATTGCCGACGACATAGCCGCCGATCTCCCACCCCATGAATTCGTAAGGCTCGCGCTCTTGCTGGATGCACATGGCGCCCAATTCGTGCGCCGCGGTGCCGAGCTTGGCATATCCGCTTTCGACAACTTCGAGCGTGCCGGCCTGAAGCAATTGGCGGTGCAAGAGGAAAGAGCCGGCGCAGTTGATCCAGCGTGTCGCGCCTGAAGCGCCTAGCGGGGAATGTTCAAGATCGATCATGGCAGCAATTCTTTCAACCGCTGCATTGCTGATGTTTGATTATCGACACCGAGTAACGACCAAATTTCAGCAAGCGCGTTTCCGGTTGCCTGCGCTGCCTGACTGTCCGATGAATAGCCTTGTGCCCATACCGGACGCAATTCCTCTAAGACTGTTTCGGCTCGGCGTGCGCGTTGTTCGGCAACTCGAACGGCGTCCGCACTAGCGGAGATCAATTTCGTAATGGGATCAATGAAAGTTTCGTGAACCGCCTTTTGCGCTTCCGAAAGTCTGCGAATTTCAGGACTAAGCATCATCGTGGTTCCTTCGTGGTTTCTTCGTAAGTGGCAGGACCGGAGCCGGTCGCTAAACTAAAACCCCGGCCCTGCCGTTCACCGGCTCCGATCAGCCGGCAAAAGTGATACCAGCCTTTGCCTCGATGGCCTGCGCGAAAGCCTCGCGCTGATCCGCCGGGACGTTCCGACTGTGCGGCACTTCGCCTTCGGGGACGTGCTCGGCGATCAGTTCCTTGACCGGAACCGGATCGCCCAATTTCTGCGCAGCCTGGTTGCAGAGCTTCGAGAGATCGGCGTCAGTCCACGTGCGAGCCGGAATTTCCGCCGGCGCGGTAGCACCCACGGCGTCCGCAGCCCGGAAGGCGGCGAATTCATCGTCTTCGTCAGTTGCCGTTCCAGCACTCGCGCTGGCAACATCCTCGCTCTGTGTCGAGTTCGTGCCAGCGTTCGCGGTGGACGTGGAACCAGCAGACGTGCCCGTGTCCGTCGCACCGGCTGCAACAGGAAAACCCGGCAGATCATCGGGGCGCGTGACGCCGACCTTCATCCGCCAATAGCCGTCCTTCGTCTTCGTCTTCGTCGAAGCGTGAAGCTCCGGGCTCCACGGATGGCCGCCCGTGTCCACGCCCAAATCTTCAGTAGGGGACGCAACTTGAGCAGCGGCGACCGTGGAGGATGTTGAGATCTGCTCCGCAGTCGCCACACCGTTTCCCGAATCGCCACTCGGCTTCGCAGCGTCGGCCTTTGGGCTTTCTGCTACCGGATCGGCCGCGGCAACCGCAGCGAGGGATGCGCCGCCGAGCAAAGCATAAACCGCGTTAAGCTGTGCCATGTCCTGCACGATAATCGTAGCCGCGAAAGGCCCTTCATGATAAAAATTCATACCGTTAATCCTTTTCTTTGGCATCGAGAACGCGGTGAATCACGTTCATCTTTTCCAGCGCCTTGACGAGAATTTTTTCAGAGATTGAACCGGGCGCTACGAAAATCTCTGCACTCACAATGTTCTCTTGGCCGAAACGATCCAGCCTTGAGACTGCTTGTTCATTATTGGCTGGAACCCAATCGGGCTCTGCCAGATAGCAGCGAGAGCAAACTTTCTGTAGTCCGTCCAAGCCGGTTCCCGCTGCCTGGATATTCCCAATGAAGACGCGCTTATCTGCGTCTCCGATAAAATCGTCAACTGCTTTTTGCCGTTTATTTGCACCGATTCCGCCGTGGACCATGACCGTCCCGAAACGAGCCAATTCCTTCTCAAAAATTGCCAGCACGTCGAGATGCCAGCCGAAGATGACCAGCTTTTCATCGGAGCCGTCGAGAAAATCCGCAGCATATTCCGCAACCTGCGGCGCCATCGCAGTCCCCATGATCCGGCGCGCTTCGGCGATATGCCCGAGAATTTTAATATCCTTGACCGTCTGCACTTCCTCGACGGAGAGCCCGAGCATTCCTTCAGCGTCGATAGCCTGCTTGACAGCGCCGGTTTCCTCAACCTTCACGATCTCGAAGCGGGGTGGCTTCATTTGTGTGAGCACGTCGATTTTCTCGTGCCGAGCCATGACATTGACGCGCAGCCGATTTTGCAGTTCGCTTTCGAGCGACGTGCTTTCGAGCTTGAACCGCTTGCCCTGGATCGTGGTCAAATCCGCCTGCTTGTTGTAGCGGTTTTTGAATTGTGCTTCGTTGGCAAAATCTATTGCCTCGTGGTCGAAATATCGCAGGAGATTGAAGGCCTCGGACGGGCGGTTAAGCAGCAGCGTTCCGGTCAATGCGAGCTTGTGCTTCGCATAGGAACCTATCGCCGGCACCTTGTCTTCGCCGTGGTGAAATTCGCCCTTCATATTGCCGAGAATGGCGCGCGACGTGATCGCGTCGATATTCTTCATTTTGTGGGCTTCATCGCAAATCAGCACGTCCCACTGATATTTCGAGATCGCCCGCATGATCGCTGGATTGCGCGCGGAATCGTAGGAGATCACTTGATAGTGCGCGGTCGGATGTATCCCGTCTTTCACCTTCAGCATGACGGAGCATTTAACGGTGGGAATTGTGCTCCACTCACGGATGCGCTCGCCCCACTGAATGCGGACAGACGCCGGCGCGATCACGAGCACGCGCTGCGCTTCGATTTCATTGCAGAACGCAATCGATGTTGGAGTCTTCCCCAGGCCAGGTTGATCGCCGTTGATCCCGCCGCCACGAGCCAGCAAATAGTCGAGCGTGGCTTTCTGATAAGCCCAAAGCTCTTTGCCCGGTGGCAGACGTAGGGTGCCTTTACCAACCAGCGCACGGCTCGCGTCAATCGCCCGCTTGTAAGGCGCAAGATCGGGGCAGTCGTCGGCGAGATCAGCGAGGGCATACGGGTTATCGGAAAAGAGAATAGCGCGCTCGATGGATGATGCAGACACAGAGAACGACAGGCCACGATACGCCATCAGCGCCGCGATCTGATCCTTCTCCGCGCGCGGTACTTCGAGCACGTGGAAATTACCTTGGCCCTTGGAAACTTTCACAGATCGAAGGCCATGAATTCGTTTTGAAGCCGTGACGGCACGGGCAGTTGCTCGGCCAGCCGGGCAGCGGCTTCGGCTTGCGCTGCCAAGCGATCGATTACCTTTTGCCGGGCGCCGTCGCTGTAGCTTGCGACAATCTCGCCGATCTCGGCCAGCGGCCAGCCGCCAAACTGCGCCGCGGCGATGATCCGTGCCCGGTCAAGCTGTTCCTGGGTGAACCGGCGCTGATTGCCTTCGGTGCGCTCCACCGAGCCAAGCAGCCCTTGTTCTTCCCAGAAACGCACGCCGCGGGGCGTGGTACACCCGGCTTTCGCCATTTCTTCGATTGAATAGGACATGCTCAATTTTCCTCTTAATCAATAAAAATTGCACCGAGCCAAGCGTTGTCGGACATATCACGCCAAAGATGCACACACTCGACGGCAAAATAAGTGTGTCCCTCGATAGTGCGAAACGGCAAACCGCCGTATTGAAGCTCGTAACTCAAACGCGCCGGCGATTTCTTCGGCGGCATTCGAGTGGCGAATCCAAGGGCGACGATCAAGGCCGGAAACATAGGTGCCAGTTCCGTAGCCGTGTAGAGCGGGCGCGTCTGCCAGTGTGGAAGCCAAGCACGGATTGCTGCGCTTTCAGGCGTGCCGCTGTGGATGATTGCCCATTGTTCGACAAGGTTCTTCCACTGCGCGATCACGCCGAGCCGATTGCCGGTGGCCTTCATCGCCTTGATTATCGCGTAAGTGTCCGACTGCCAGAACGGGTTTTTGCTCATAGGTCGAATTCCTGCACTGGCTCGGTAGGCTTCGGAATTTCCATTGTCGGCAACGGACCAATCCAGCCATGCACCGTCCCGAAAGGCTGTTCGGAATGGTAGTGGAAAAAACTGCCCTTGACGCCGCGCCACGTCGCAATCTTCGGCTCGCACCAGCCTGCCAAGCCGGCGACATAAACAAGATAGCGCCCATCCATGAGCGGCGTTGTTTCGGTTTCGATTTTCATAGGTCAAACTCCCGCGGTTCAGTCTCGATATCGGTTATCCATTCGTCGCCGCCGTTAGGCTTCAGAAATTTCAGATCTTCCCGTTTCGCGAGCTTGCGCCGCACCGTTGCTGCATCAAGTCCCGGATGCTTGCGCGCGATCTCCTGGACTAGCAGCCCGGTCGTGATCGAGCCGCCGTTTGCCGCGATCACAGCGATAATCTCACTAGCGCTCGCCCAATCGAACGCACCTTTGCCACCATCCTTGGGTGCTTCGGCGAGTGCGTCTGTCTTTTCGAGCACGATGGATTGCGCCATTGGCACGACCTTGAAATAATGCGGATCGTCGGGAACGTCTGCATCTTTTTGCTTAATGATCTTCAGCGCCGAGCCGCCTACCTTTTTGCTCGTCGAAAATGACGCATCGACGTTGGCAAGCAGCGCGCTCGAACCGCGGGCGCCTTTCTTCTCGTCTTTGCCGGTGTGATGAATCACGAGCACGAAACATTCAAAGTAGCGGGCCAAGTCTTCCAGGAATGTCGTGATAATGGTTACGTCTTTGGCGCTGTTTTCATCGAACCCGGTTAAGAGCCTGGTAAGCGTGTCGATGGTGATCAGCGCCGGCTTGACACCCATTGCGAGCAGATCGGCTTTGATCGTTTCCCACGCTTCGCGGTCCTGATAGGACGGCACACGATCCATAATCACCATGCGGTGATCTTCGCGGCTCGCGATGTTTTGCCATTCGAGCCATGCCGGCCAGCGCTTTTTCGCGGTTGCTACCGGACCTTCACCAGCGAAGAATAAAACATCATTTTTGACCGGCGGCGCGCCCCATTGCCCGGCGTGACCGTAGGCAAGGCACAGCGCCATATCGAGCGCGAGGAATGACTTATAGGATCCGGTCGGGCCATACATCATGCCGACACCATTGGCCGGGAGAACGCCGGGAATAAGCCACACGGGATCGCCTACAGTGTCTGCGTATTCGTGCAGCCACTTGATCTGGAAGCGGTGTTTAGGCACCGCGCTGGCTTCCTCGAATTGCTGCCCGGCGAATTGAGCGAAGGCATCCCCGTTCGCCTGGAAACCTTTTACACCGGCGCCCGTGTCTTCGCCATAGGCGGCGGCGTTGCGGATGATGGTTTCCAGTTCCCAATCTTCCCACGGCGGCGAACAATGCGGGTTCCAATGCTCCATCATGAGATCAAAGCACGTCGCCGGCGAAATCGCTTTGTCGAGAATAGAGGCAGCAACCCGGAATGCCGTATCGTTGCCACCCTCGCCTTGCCGAGAGACGCGCCCGCCAGTGACATAGCCGGTTAGGAGATCGAGCGCCCACGAGATATTGCGCGGCTTGTCGAGATCGGGGTTTTTGTCGAGCCCGTGCGTCTCGGCTTTCTTGCGCTCGGGCACGAGGAATTTAATACAGTCGGGAAGTTCGACAATTGGCTTTGCGTTGATCTCTTCGTAAAAGCCCTTATCGGTGCGCGAGCCTGGCAGCACCACATAGCCGCCCGAGACAAGCTTACCTTCAATGATCATGCCGCCGCGAGTGTCGATGCCCTTGGCGATGCGTGAAGCTGTGCTCGGCCCTTGGCCGCGGAAATAGATATGCAGCCCGCCCCGCGGCGTGCGGACCTGGAAAGTGCGCTCAACAGCGGCGGCGACGTCAGCGTTAAGTCGGATTAGCTCGCCCCACCATTCGAGTCCTTCAGGGTCGATATCGAGTACGAACAGTCCTGAAAGCCCACAGGCCACGGCCCAATTGAAAGCGGGATTGACGCGCGCCCATTCGGCGATAACTGCCGAATCGGCGCTGGCTTCCTTCCAGCCGGTTTCCAGTGCAGGAACCTTGCCACCGGGGACGCACGGGAACACCCGCGCCCCAAGCAAGGCGTCAATCGTCGGCGGCAAGTGTGACTCCCACGTCCTCGCCGGCGCTCTGATCGAAGAGGCGAGCCGGCACGCTTTAATGTTACGTTGCGGCGGGTGCGTCAAGCGGTCGGAAGGCTTGCCCGTTGCGCGCTGTGGATAAGCCCGCGGATAAGCTCGTGGCGAGACCATACCAATCGGGCGGGCAGCTTGTCGCCTTGTGGTGCGGGCGCATTGAGCCGCGGTCGCCCACGGCGATATTGAACAAGCCTGTGAAATTGTGGCACTTGCGCCCAATGTCGCCCGAATAGTCGTTATACCAGGATATAATTGCATGATCGCCGCCGTGTAGATTGCTGATTGTAACTGTCGCGCCCACACCGTTTAGTGTAAACATGAGATCGATTGACTGCCCGCGCCAACCAGGGTTAGCGGGTTGATCCCGCCGCTCGATTGTGGCGCCGTAGTATTCACCTAGTCCGATCAGCAAATTGGCAAGACGAATTCTGTCCGCCTTGCGACTGGCATTCAGGGCGTTCAACGCCTCCCGATCTTCGATACGAAATCCCATGATCAACGGTCCTTATCCCAGGTTGAGTTTTCCAATTCAGTGCCGGCAGGAATTTCCGCGTCTGCGGTCAATCTGCGCTTGTCGCAAAGCCACGCCGGCACTTGGAGCGTTAGCAAGGTGCCGAGAATTAGCGGGCCACGTTTCACGATCTGGCGTTGCTCGACAACGATTTGCGAGCGCGGCAACCATTCCCCGCCGTTATGTGATATAAATGAAGGCGAGACGAGCAAGGCTTTATCCGTCCACGAGTGCAGCCAAAGCTTGCGCTGTGTCATAGGGACGCTCATTTCGGCTCTGTCTTTTTCTCCGTCGCGCGCTCGGCAATAACTTGCCAGGCCGGGCGCCCGTCGATTGTGGCACCGCTCCCGGCCCGGCTAGGGCGCGGGGCTTT